CTTTTAGTTTAATAACTGATTTTTTGAACGCGCTTAGGCTTAGCCGTAGCGCATGCCCAGTGTGCCAATAGCGCACTGTCCATTAAGCTGATATCGACATCATCAAAGTGTGAACGATATCCAAAGCCACCATTCGAGCCTATATTTCGCTTGTCGCAGTTTGTTACAACTTTTGACAGCGAGGGCTGACCAGAGTGGCAAATTGTTTTCTGGTAGATGCCTTGCTCCCATAGCGCATTAGCCACGATTATCTCTTTAACCGTTGGCAGCACGACATTCTTAATCCTGTACTCTCTTAACTCGTCATCTAGCACCTTTTGACCAGAAGCGCCATCGATAACAATTTGAGCAACGTTTGCTTTTTTAAGAAATGACACAATCCAGTCATTTCCATTTCGGACTGATTGGCAATCAACTGCCTCAACGAATATATCTCCATAATCCGTCTTAACAGCGATGCTTAATGCAACGTTCGTACCATCTTGACCATACTTAATACCAGCAAATAGCTGCCCTTTAAATTTAGGCATTTCTTCAATTCTCAATGCTTCCCATTCTGTCTCTGAGATAGCTGATTTCTGATTATATTTAGGCCAAAAGCCGAGCCGCTGCACGTTATGATCGAGCTTGTCATCACCAAGTTCCGCCTCAATCTTCCGCTCATCTAAGTGATATCCCATTGATGGGTTTGACTGATACCAGGCTTCTACATCGTTAATATCTCGTTCTTCTGGAACTGACCACTCCGCCCATCCAGAATACTTCGCTCTACCAAATAGGCATGCTTCCCTAAATTTAGAGAATACAGTTCCGCTGGATACAGGAGTTGGAGGCGTTCCACATAGAATAGTGATAGGATTGTCACTATCGGTTACTGTATATTTAAGAGCCGATTCTTGCTCTGTAGTGTACTCTTGCGCTTCATCGATAACTAAGATATCGAATCCTTCACCGAGTCCTCCGTTCGATGTTCTCGTTCTGAACTGGATAACTCCTCCAGTAGCGTACAGCTCGATACGTTCTTGACCTTTAGCTCTAATCGAGTTGAAGTCTTCTCCATCCACATATCCCATTTTTTCAAGATACTTTTTCATCTTTTCGAATGATGAATGCGATGTACTGATTCTGTGTGCCGTATGCAGGATGTTCAATCCTTTATGCAGCGCCCACAATTCTACAATGTAGAGAATCTCAGACTTTCCGTTTCGCCGTGGAATTGAATATCCGAATTTTTGATGAACCCATAGTCCTTTTTTATCCAAAGCCATAACAGGCTCCAGAAGCTTTTTCTGCCATGTATAACATGACAGTCCTGTCTTCTCGTATATCTCAATGGCTTCTTTAGCTAGAGAACGCTTTTTGACAAATGGCAAGAGGACAGCTTGTGTAGGAATTTGATTCCCATATTTCTTCCTAGCCACTCAATCATCCTTTCTATTTTCCAGCCTTTTTAGCAGCAGCTTTGTCTTTTAATTCAAGATATGCTGCGCTCTTTTGATTTTTTTGATTTACAAAATCTTGTAATGAGATGTTATTCATTGCTGCTCGTCCAAGCTTCTTCACAATAGCTTGATATTCTCGTCTGTCTTCGGATGCCAGATTATCTGCCACATCACTCTCGCGCTGCTTGTTGAATGCAGCACGCGTATTAACCTCATTACTCCACTTTTTAGACCAGACATTTTGTTTCTTGCCATCGCCTGGATGGTAATCAATAGTGCATGTACATCTATCATGTCTTTTAAACACATCCCTACTAACACCAGGATAGTGATACACTCCAGCGATTTTGTCGCACCAATCGCAACAATTACCATCCGTGCTGCGGATGATTTTAGGCTGTAGTCCAGCGTTGTAATGGAAGTCTGCATTAACTTGGATATGCTTATCTACTACATTTTTGCTGAAATTCACTACTGGTTCACCTAGAATCCATGAAACATCATCAAATGTATTCTCATAAGCTATGCGATTGATTAAGCTGTCTATTCTCGCTTGATTTATAGGTGCTTGAATCGACTTCAATCCAATTCCAGCCTCTTTGTTAAGCGTTTCTTGCACCCTCATAGCATAAGAACTAACCATCCTGTGGTTAGTTCCTAGTACATCGTTTAAGATACGCTCTGCAATGTTGTAATACATTTTTCCGTCTGGTAGCACAGCACTGCTAATGTTCTGCTGTAGAGCCTCTGAGATTAATCTTCCGAGCGATACGGCAAATTCGTGCGCATCGATGAAGTTAGCTTTACCATTTGTTAATAGAAGCAGCAATCTTTTTAATTCTGGATTATTCTCAGCAGCTTCAAAGAAATCTTTTTGAATTTTCTCAAGCAGTCCTGGAACAATATCATCCATTCATATCAGCTCCTTTCACATTTATTGCTAACCACATCATTATTCAGCAGTTTTATCTTCAATTTTAGTTTTATTCAGCATGTCCATTGCTTCTGCCTCGCTCATTCCTGTTGACATAAGCAGCGTGATTCCATTTTCTTTAGAAAGGACACCTTTCTGGTAATTACTGAGCAGTGAAGTTATCTCATAAGTTGAGATAATCCTATTTTTCTGTTTATCAGCTCCATTTTCATTAGCTGCCGTTTTTTGCTCTATTACCTCTTGTGCAGGTTTAACATCCATATTTCCTTTAATTCCGCTCAAATCGTAGATAATATCTGGAGTCAAGAAGTTAGGCATTGCTTGATTAAATTTAGAAACGGCATCACCTAATAGAGACAGTGCCGACACATCCGCTTCAAACAACGGTTCCCACTTAAGTACTGTATTAGAGAATTCTTTTCTCAAGTAACGTACTTCATCGCGTAGGCATACAGATACATACGCTACATTAAGAAGCCCAGAACCTAGAGAACGCTGTGCAGCCTTTCCAGCAAGTCTTAAGTTCTCATGGCTTGCCTTGATAGCTTCAACGCTTGACGGATTATCTGACACAAAGCCTAAATCATCAAGTGTTAATCCAGTTTCACCAGCGAATCCAGCAGCAGCCATCTTGAGCTGCTCGACAAATGGAGTCATGCTTGCTGCAGTGAACTGCCCTACAGTAGGCTTATCTCTGTCATCGTCTTTAGTAAACATGATGAAGCTTGAGACAGTCGCTTTCCAGCTTTCCATTGGCTGCGCATCCTGGCTAACTCCAAGCACATACTTTTGAGGAAATGAATAGAATTCAGCAGTCACTTCTGAACGCTCAATAGTGCGCTGCGCTGTCTTCTGATAATCAATCCCAGAGCGAGTGATACGAGAACGCCCAAACGGTCTAGAGGCGTCTGGTCTGTGAATCACTGGCACCAGCAATGGAATTCCAGTAGGATTTTCAATCGAGTAAGGCTCTTCATTGATTGGATAGAAGATTGTCTCGTCTGGAGTGAAATACGCTTCTAATGTTGGAGTGTTGTTTTCTCCTCGTTTAAGTACCGCGTAGCCTTCTGTTAGTAGGTTAGTGATTGGATTTAGCACACCAGTCGCATTGCTTGCCTCGATGACTTGCAAGCGTGGCATTCCTTCTTCATCCTTCGAAATATAGATGAAGCAGCATGAGCCAATCAACGCGGATAGGATTGCTGAATCAAAGAAGATATCTGGATTGTTAAATCGGAATATCTCATTAGCGTTAAAATTGTCGTTTGCAAATTCTCTGAACACTAATCTATCAGCCAGGCTGTCCACTGCTTTTGTAGTCCAGCCAAGTACTGTCTTGTATTTATCTCTAATCTGTGCTGGAATCGTAATTCCATCCGAATTATCAACTTTTTGCATTGAATAGTAGTCATATCGCATTAATACTCTGCTGCGATATAGACTCAGCTTCTTCTGCAGATATGCTTTCCCTTTTAGTTCCATTTTTTTCTCCTTTTCGTGTTTTTGGCGCGAGAAAATATGTACAGTGACTGCGTGAAGGTCGCGAGAGCTGCAGGGTAGGTACCCTCCCCCCTATCAGTCAGAAACGTAATTTGTCCAATCTTTAGTTTGTGGCAAATTTCGGTTTCCTACAGTATTTTTGATTTCTCGTGCTTGATTGAATAATTTATCTGATTTCTCTCTGTTGCATGTCCAGTGTGCGAGCTGGAGGTTATCGATGTCGCTTGGATGTCCTCCCTTGTTAATTGGAATGATGTGGTCAATCACTGGTGATAGTGGGTGTGGATGTTTTAATCTTGTATCAACAGGTTTCCCACAGATTCCACAGATATTCTGAGTCTTCAGTATTATCTTCTTGTTCTTCTCGAATGCGACTCGATGGGGGCCAATTCTATCTGGGCGGGCCATTTGAAATGCCATCTCCTTTCATTTGAGGGGTGGGGGGTATTTTTTTATTGTATAAACATTAAAAAAACCACTATCAGAGCGTGTCTGTGCATATAGCTAGTGGCAGTTTGGCATCTTGTTTTAGGACTCTTCGGAGTCTCTTTGAATTTATCATATCTTATATTGTGTTAAATTCGAGCAACGCTCGAAACTATTGATTTAATAATGTTTATTTAACTTTTCATTTTTGAATTTACAAATTCTCAATATGTTAAATTAAACATCGTTATAAGTAGAAATCGTCCATCGATTTATCCTGCTGATCTTGTTGAATTCCGATGTATCGAAGTGTAATGTCTGGACTCGCGTGGTTAAATAGCACCATCAACATCGCTACATCTTTATTATTTTTATAATGATGGTAGCCGAATGTCTTTCTCATTGTGTGTGTTCCAACATTCTCAATGCCGATATCTTCCGCTGCAGCTTTCAGAATGTAGTAAGCTGCTTCTCTTGTAATTGGCTTGTTCTTTCCTTTACGACTCTTGAACAGATAATCTTGAGGATTCATGCTGCCGATGTACTCTTGCACTTCTCTTCTTAGAGAGCGATTCATTTTCCGTTTTAATATCTTTCCTGTCTTCATCTCTCTAATGTTTACGTACTGCCCCTGCACATCCTTTACTTTTAACTTAATGATGTCGCTTATTCTTAATCCTAGGTTAATTCCGAACATGAACAGCATATAGTTTCGCTCGTTCCATTCCTTCAGATAATCCTTCATAGCTTGCACATCGTCTGGATCTCGAATCGGTTCCACATAATTCATGCTGCTTGTCCTTTCCAAAAACTAAAGAGCGCACCTTGCAGCACGCTCCTTGACAGTTTTATATTGGTTTATATTAGGGGAATTGCCGCGAGTGGACTCGAACCACTCTCATAATTCCTATGCGGCACTTGCCAGCAGTCGTCCATGCTGCTGACTTGTATACACCTTTTCCAGGACTGGCTTTGATGTAGCTGTTTCCGCAGCTTCATCTTTGTTTCCCTACTTTTTCTATATTAACATTATAACTTATTTATCTTTGTTTAAACTTTCAAATTACTTTCAAAGTTCTCCCAAGAAGTCAAACAAGTCTTTGACATTCTTTCCTTTTTCATACTTCAAGAATGAGCCTCCATCGTAGTAATGGGCAAACTCTATCTTAGCTTTATCAAGCAGCCTATAGAATTCAGTTGAAGAGTAATCCAAGTCCATGTAGATAGCAATGTCACTCACATTACTCTTGACATACTTCTCAATTAGTACCTGCCGATAATATGGATCACGTATCTTATTAATGGCTTGTTCTATCTTGTCCATGTAGCTTCTGGCTGTTTCTTGGCGCACTATGTGTTCTTCAATCGGATTGCGCACAGTTCCTGTATAGCTTCTAGGCTCGAATGAGAATACTGCTGTTATCTTGCTTACATAATTATCTCCAGCAATCTTCTTGAGAGTCTTATAATGTTCTAATACTTCCGTTATTCCTTCAATCGTAGCCTTAGTGTCTAGCTTCATATAACTCCTCCCTAAAACGGCAAGTCATCCTCGCTGAATTCGATTGGTTCAGCTTCATTGCTATTGAACACTGGCTGATTGCTTCTTGCTTCCACAACTTTCTTAGTCTCTAATAGTGAGAAGCCTTCAGCTAATACTTCTGTGATGTAGACTGGCTTTCCGTCCTTATCATAGCTGCGTGTCTGAATTCTCCCCTCAATCCCTACTAGAGAGCCTTTGTCTGTGAATTTAACAAAGTTTTCTGCAGCCGTTCGCCACATTAAGCAATTAATGAAATCTGCTTCATACTCTCCATCTTTATTCTTGAAGTTGCGCTGCACTGCAATACTGAACTGCGTATATTTAGTGCCATTCGCTGTGAATTTAAGTTCTGGCTTCTTTGTTAGTCTGCCCACTTCTACTACATGATTAATCATTATCTTTCCCCTCCAATAGATATTTCTCGTGTGCTTTCAAATCACCTTTAAGAATACGAGTAACTCGATTAAATTCTTTGATTGCTTGTGACTTCATTGGCTTAATGCCATCTCTTCGAGCTTCGTCTGTTTCTGGAATGTAATATCCTGTTCTTCCGTTGCGTTCTCCGATAATCACAATCCCATAACGATTTACTAATGTGTCGATAATCTTCTTCACTCGTCTTTCTGATAGTTTAGTGATGTTTGAGATGTCCACTCTGTTAATTCGTCTAGTGTCGCTGTTTGGAGTCAATCTCAACACCATTCTTTCCTCTGCGCCCATTCGTTCCATTAGCAGCTCTCCTTCAATTCTTCTAATCTGTCTAAATTATATCCAGACCAGGCATTTTCGAAGTGTTCATCTAATGTCACTACTGGAAGCTGCTGAAAGCCGTTTAATTTAATTTCTTCTAGCTTTTCTGGATGTTCAGATACATCCACTAACTCAAATGGAATTTTATTTTGATCTAGCCACATCTTTGTCATCTCGCATTGGATGCAGTTGTTTTTTGAATACACTTTAATTGTCATTTGTTCTTCCCCTTTAATCTTTTGTTAACCTCTCATGTTCTTCTGGATTGACATCACAATTCCTGCGATTGAACCAATTAACATCAACGAGAATATAATTACTAAATAAGTAGCCACTGGCAGCATGACTGCAAACCATGTGATTGGCACTCCAACTAATTTAATAATTGCTAAGATCATGCTTAAGCTTAATGCTGCTACAAACATATATGTTAGTAGTCCTGTTTTTTTATCATTCATCCTTATTTCTCCTCTGAATCTACACCATCGATTAACTCTATCGTCTCTTCTACCATGTCTCTTACGTTCCAAATTACAGATTCACCTTTGTATCTAACAATGATACTCATGCCATTTAAACTTCTACTAATTTCAATTTTTTCACCGCTATCTTCATGAGTTGCTGTTCCAATTAGCTCTCTCATAATTAACTGGTTTTTATCTAATATTTCTGGTTTAATCATTTAACTCTACACCTCTTTATTCACATACAACTCGATGATTTCTTGCCCAAATAGTTCAATGGCACGTTCGGCGTCTCCTCCATTTTTAAAGTAACCGAAAAGATTAAATTCATTCATCGTCCAATAAACTACAATATATAAATTTGTTTGTTCGCATTTAATAATATATTTTTCTTGGTCTATGTCATCCCAGTTTGGCTTCCAATCACCATTGCACTCATCTCTGAACAATCTGAATCGTGTCAGTAGATTTCTGCGTTTTGCTTCCGTTTTAGCTTCTTGTTCAGTTCTGAAGATATGTCCTTGACTGAATGCACAATCAATCCATGCTGCATCACACCACTCGCTATAAGTAACGTTCCCAAATTGGTCAACATAATAAACTTTGTCTCCTTCTTCAAAGATGCGTTCTGCGTACTCTAATGTTTCAATCTTTTTATCTAGTTCTTCTCTTTCTTTTTTAAGTTTTTCTATTTTTTTCATCGTTATCCTCCGCTTTTACATAAAAATATTTTTTTTAATTCTGATAACTATCGTATTATCAATGTGTCCTTCTTCCACTGTTGCACTTCCGTTTGGTAGTTCGGCGAGTATATCGTATAGTGCTTTATCATAATCCACTTTTTCATCGCCTGTTCGCTTAATCAACATTTTTAAATGCTTTTCAGCCTTTCTCAAATCTTCATTCATCTTGCCCTTAGAAGGTGCGCGCAGCACGTACTTCAAGATATTCCCGACTAGATAACCATCAATTGCATTTTCGTATTTCGGCAGAAAATTATCCATCACTTCAAACACTTCTAATCCGTTTACTCCTCTGTAATGGCTTGGATGGTCAACAGCGTTGTTGTGTGCCAACTCTATTGCTTTTTCAAAATGTTCATTAACACTCATTTAATTCCAGCTCCTTCAAAGTATGTTTCGAGTCTATCCATTATTTTCTTTCTGGTTTGCCATCCGATTTCATACGGATTTCTTAAAAAGACATTCAATGTGACTGTTCTTACTTGCAGGATGTCTCTAGCCATGTGTTTGAAATTGTTTTCTGAATCAGCAATCATCTCTTCGATATCGTCTCTAGTCTTCAACAAGATTGAATCATACAGTGCATCCAATCTGTTGTGCCCAATGTTGCTTTCCATCTTGTTAATTTTGAAAGGCTTAGGCGCTGCAGCCACTTCAACTACATTGCCTGTCACTCCATGTTCTTTCATGAATTTGCGTGCAGCTCCATAATTTTTGAATGTCATCGCTTCTTTTTGACTTGCTTTGAATTCAAAAGTGTAAACTGGATGGTGTCTATTAAGATATCCCATCATGCTGCTATGATCATTAATTTTTTTAAAGTACATATTGCCTTGTTTAATTACAAATACCATACTCATTCTCCAACTCTGCCATTATTTCGATGTGGCTTCTAATTTTTCTCATAATGTCGCTATGTGGTTCGGATGTTTGGTAAGTGGCTATTATTACATTATTTCTATCTTCAATTAGACGGAAGCCATAAAGCTTCTCTAATTGAGCCACTTCCAATGCTTGCCAGATAGCCTTGTCTTTCTGTTCCTTCTGCTGCTCGATGTATGCTGCTGCGTAAGGAAGATGCTTATACATGCTCATGCTCTTAATGTTCTTCTGGCATTGCTTGGCCTCCTGCAGCATAACCATTACAGCTCTTGTAGTCCTTAATCCTTCAGACTTCATAATCTTTTCGAATTCTATCGCGTTCATCCTAAAACTCCTCTACAAAGTCCATTCGAGCTTTGAAAAATTTGAAAGTAGAATCCATCAAATCTCCTTCTCTATTCTTCTTGATTGAAAATTTAACTCGTTGATAGCCTTCATGATTGGCTTCTGTTTCTTCATTGCTCAAGAACCCGACTACATTCGAATCTTGCTCAATAGAGCCAGACTCTCTCAAATCACTTAGTACTGGTGCCTTATCCTGGCGTTGCTCTACTCCTCGTGATAGCTGCGATAGAATGACGATAGGCACTTGATGCTCGTTGGCTAGATTCTTCAATTCGCGTGTAATCTGCTCAATCTGCAGCCTTCTGTCGCGATTGTTGTTAACATTAATCAGTCCTACATAATCAATGACAGCTAAGTATTTTCCTGGAGCTTGCCCTGCAGCTCGTTCTTTGATAATTACAAGAATATGGTTCAATTCAGATACTGTGTCATATACTTTCAAGTCTTTGCTCTTAAAGTATTCGATAGTCGCTCTCACTAGCTCCTTATCGCTTTCTTTAAGCATCTTATTCATCTTGCGTAAGTAGTATGTGTTAAGTGTCGTCATTTTAGCCACGAATCTGGAAAACACTTCTTTTTTGCTCATTTCTAAGCTAAATAAGTCTACTCTTAAGCCTTCATTTCTTCTTAAAGCTCTATCAATCAGATTGATAGTCCATGCGCTCTTTCCAACCGATGGACGAGCTCCAACAGTGACGAGCATTCCAGGGCCGATGCCTCCTCCTAGAGCAGCATCTAATCCGCTGAATGTTTTAATGCCGTCTTCAATATCATGCTCAAGCTCATACTCGAATTGCTCGAACGTTTCAGCTAGATCACCAACATTCTTTTTTCGTGATAGCTTAGAGATTGCATTCAACAGTTCTAACATCTCAGCTTCGAGCTGCTTAGTTGGAAATTCTGTGTGTTCTGCTTTTACTTTCTCTAACTTAGCTCTTAAGTACTCCTGATGTAGCTGGTTAGCCAGATAGTCCAATCCGCTTGTAGTCGCGTTTTCTTGCTGCAAGGACATCAGATACTCATATCCGATAGTCTTATCTTTTAATTCAGTTCTTACTTTAGCGAACAGCTCCATCAGTCCATCTAGACGGCTGCCGTTATTATTCAAAATTTCAAAGATCGTTTTAAAATTGATATCCGTAAACCACTCAGCTTGCAGATACGTTGATTGTGCCTTGTCAAAGTCTTGCAGCAGTGCTGTTATGATTGATTTTTCTAATTCAAAATTATTCATATCAAGCCTGCCATTCTGAGCCATACAGCGCTCTCATCTTATCTGCTACAGATTGCCCAGAAGCTCCTTGCTGCTTAGTTCTAGCTGGTGCCTCGTTTAAGTAATCCTCGAATTTCTCACTGAATAGTGTTCTTGGTCTGAGATATTGATTCATCTTTTCATTGTTTAGCCATTGCTTACACTTGATGTCAATAACTCTCTCGAAGTCTTCTACTGTGAAGCCGTTATCTAGCAGCTTGTGGATTAGCTGTGCAGTCTTTTTAGTCTTAACAGAGTACTTCTTTCCAGTTCGTTTATTCAAATAATCAATGATATGTTTAGTCTCCTCAGTCCATACAACCTTGAGCGGTTTCTCCTCGGTGACATTATTCTCTGTAGTAGTCTCTGTGTATTCTCTGGTATAGGTCTGTTCAAATTGAACACATCCATCTGTTCTATTTGAACACATCGTCTGTTCATATTGAACACATCGTCTGTTCACACATTGGTACTCGATTGTGTACCATTTTGTTTTGTCGAATTTTTTCTTATTAAAGTTCCCAATTCTAATGACTTTCTGTTTTTCTAAGTTGGTTAAAGTCCTTCTGATAGTCATTGCTGACCAGAATGGGAATTCTGTTTGCCAATCTTCTAATGTCTTATAGAACCATTTAACTCCTTCAAATTCATGGCTGCTCTTAATCAACCAGTAGTGCATTTGTTGCAGCATGATGGCCTCGTTTAAGCCGATTTCTCTAGCAAGTGATGGCAGTACTTGAAGAGGTGGCTCATCTATTAATAGTCTGCTCATTGCTTTTCCCCTAATTTATGCTATAATTTAGTTAGTTAATTTATGGATGGCGGCTGTTTTAAGTCGTCATCTTTTATTTTTCTAGCAGCTCCAGTGCAGTCTCATAAGCATCCTCTAGACTGTGATGTGTGCTGCTGCTTTTATATATTCCGTTTGTAACTACTAGATGGTATTTACCATTAAAAACTTTAATAGTTCCTACTAATTCAGTGTTTTTCATCACATCGAATTCAGTGCTATCAAACATATTTTCTAGCAAGCTAATCATCGAAAACCACACCTTGCCTAATTGCATCCACTTTATCCAGGTGTTGGTTAACTGCTCCAACCCAAAAGTGCATAAATGCGATTATTCCAACGATTGCTAATGCTGAAAGTCCTAAGAATTTCAAGTATTTCTTAATGAAGTTCTTATTGAACTCTTTCCAGAAAGCTTTTCTTTTTAGCTTCCTAGTTCTTGATATTTCAACTCTGCTCATCTTCTTCTTTCCTTCCGTTCATCCCACACTTTCTGTATGGCTTCAATATGATCAGCTTTATATTTATATGGCCTTGTATCAACTCTTCTAGCAGCAACGACTACAGGATGATTTCTCACATCGCTTTTGAGCCACGCGCTTGAACTCGTTCCGATTTCAGCACACAATTCTTCAGTTGTTATCCATCTCTGTCTACTTCTTGAATCAATAAATGGCTTTATTAAATCAACAAATTTCTCTGGATTTCTTCTTACTACTTCTAGAAATATCGGCTCGTAGTAATCGAGTGTTGCTTTTTCCATGTTTTAAACTCCTTTCTTATCGTTCGAATTAAATCGTATTTTTAACCTAAAAAAATATGATCTAATTTAACTTTGTATAAAGCACTTAATTGGTGTAGCAAATTCATAGGAATTTTAGTACTATCTTTCTCATATTTTGCGATAGTTTGTTGATGAACTCCTAGTTTTTCCGCCACTTCTTTCTGAGTTAAATTAACGTTAACTCTTGCAGCTTTTAACGAAATTTGTGTCAAAATCCGTTCCTCCTTTCAGTTTTCTTTAACTTATGAGTCTATAATAATACGATTTAATTCGTATGTCAACACTTTTATTATAAAAAATTCGATTTTTTTGATATTTTTTTATTTACAAATACGATTTAAAACAGTACTATAATATCAATAGGAAATAAGGAGGTGCTAGAAATGGCACGAGGAAGAGGCAAATACACTCCTAATGATATAGAAATCATGAAGAGAATATCTGTTAATATCAATGAATTACTTAATCGTACTAGAACTAAACAAGTTGAATTATCTAAACATACTGGAATACCTACAAGTACTCTAACTGGATATGTTAAGGGTACATCTATGCCGAATCCAGGTAATGTACAAAAGATTGCAGATTTCTTTAACGTAGAAAAATCTGCTGTAGACCCTCGTTTTGCTCAAAACTCGTTTTCAACGGATGCTCCAACATGGGCAACAAAAGAAGATGTTATTGACATTGAAAAAGCACTAAAACTAAATACAACAGCTATATCTTATGATGGTATTGAATTAACAGAAGATGAAAAAGAAAAGGTAGATGCGATTATTAGAAGCGTTTTGTGGGATAAATTAAAAGATAAAAAGGAAGGTTAATTATTGGACATTAAAAATTTAGTAGAAAATCATCGAACAGCTAATCCATTTGTGATTGCTGATAACTTAAATATTAATTATTTGTACGTTGATTTTCCATCTAGACTAAAAGGGAGAATTATCGTTACAAATGATGGAGAGCCTATTATATTACTGAATAATTCTTTGAAAAACTCGAATGAGAAATATTTAGTTATGGCTCATGAATTGAAACATGCTATAGATCATGCTGATTTAATTGGGTACTATTCTGCATGCTATGGCGGCAAAGGTAAACTAGAGCTAGAAGCTAATAAATTTGCAACAGAATTAATGCTGCTCTATCAAGAACAATATCAAGATATTCCAGATACATTCGATAAGTTAATTGCAGCTTACGGGGTTAAGGAAGAAATGAGAGAATATTATTAAAAGGGGCTGTATTATGTTTAATTGGTTAAAACCTAAAACTGAAATGTATATAGAACAATTAGCAAGTTTTGATTATTCACAATTAGAATTAGAATATGCTTATAAAAAATCTGGTGGGAAAAATAACACTATAATTTCAGGCAATGTTGTTCGTATTGCATTTGAAAATGACAATCCACATGATTGCAATGCAGTATCTGTGTACGCGTACAATTTAAAAATTGGTTATATTCCTGCTTCCGATGCTCCTACTGTTAGAAAGATGATAAAGCCAGTAGTTAGTCTTAGATTGTATTATTACAATAACAAATATAGAGCAGAAATAACTATCGAATATAAAGGATTAAAGAAATAATGTCTATCACCAATGCGGAAAAGAGGTGAGGTGCATGGCTAGTATTTATAAACGTGGCAAGGCATGGGCTTACAAAGTATATTACTACGAGAATGGCAAACAGAAAGCTGTATCTAAGAGTGGATTTAAGACAAAAGCTGCAGCGAAAGATGCTGCTGTTTTACGTGAAAATGAGATGCTGCAAGGAAAGAATTTTGCCAAAGAGCGAATGCTGCTGGCAGATTATATGGAAAATTGGAAAAAACTATATAAAGATGGAACTGTTTCTTTAGGTGTTTCCAAGCGTATAGATATGATCATTCGTTATGTTCGAAAAAATTTTAATGTCATGCTAAAGGATATCACTCACGATAGCTATCAAGCTTATATTAATCAATTAGCAGAAAGGCTATCGACTGAATCTGTAGCTAAATATCACACCTACACCAGCGGCGCTATTAAGCATGCGGTCCAGACTAGGGTTCTTATGTATAATCCATGCGAATTCGTTAAGATTAAAGGAAACGACGAAAGAGCATTTACTGAAGAAAGTAAATTTTTATCTTTTGAAGAGTATCAAAGGCTGTATGCAGCATTATTAGACGGAATCAATCCTAGATATCAATCACGCTATATTATTCTACTAGCGATGGTTAGTGGTATGCGTTTTGGAGAATGCCTCGGGTTAACCTGGGATAATTTAGATAAAGAAACGAACACTGTAAAAATCGAAAAAGGATTCGATTCATTACACACTAGAGATTTCACAGACGGCAAAACTAAAAATGCTAAAAGAACTATCATCATTCCAAGCGAAGTAATGGAACTATTGTTCCAGCTTCCAAAGGATACTGAAAGAGTGTTTCATGACATCACTAACAATGGAGTAAAAAAAACTCTCGATAATGCACTTAAAAAAGCGAACATCGAGAGAAAAATAAGATTTCATAGTTTAAGACATACACATGCCAGTATTTTATTGTCGCAAGGTGTACAAGTCGTGTCAGTGAGTAAAAGATTAGGCCATGCTAACCCTACAGTAACCATGCAGACTTATGCTCACGTAATTAAAGAATTGGAAGTATCAGACAATGAAAAAATAATAAAGATTTTATCCAACGGAACATCCACGGAACAAAACCTTTAAAAAAGCCTATAAATAAGCATAAAAAATGCCCCCTACAGGGCTCGA